TCAACGGCTGTATCAGCGTGGATAGGAACATACAATTCAAGCAACGTCCTTACAGCTTCAGGTTTTATCACAGCCGCTTCGTCCGGTGGGACAGCACCAGGATCAGTTAGTAACGATAATGAGCGACAACAATATATCGGGGTTGGTCCTGCAAACTTGGCGCAACAGACAACGGTCGCGTCCATCGCATCGGCCTTTAGTGCTAATCCAAACCTTATTGCTTATTACGAAGTTTTTTTGATGCAAGATTCAACCACAGTACCCGCTAACGGAACAACAGGAGATATGGCTTCTTGCTGTTATCAATTTACCGTGAAAGATGCAGATTGTCGGTATGGCGTTGACCAGTATAATCCTATCACGTTAGCGTGGCAAAATTCACTTGGGGCTTGGGATTATCAAAGCTTTAATCTAGTAAGTCAAAAGCAAACAAACCAAATAAAGCGTAAGACGTTCGAACAAGTACCCGGTAATTGGGACACCGCTGACGCTTCACAAGACTTCAACTATCGAGGCGACCAAGGGGGGTTAAGGATAGCCAAAGTAAACGCACATCAAGAATATACTGCTCACAGCGATTTGTGGAATGAAGATGAAGTTGACCTACTCGAAACTCTAATGCTATCACCTAACGTGTACTTAATAAGTTTCTTAGGCGGGACAATAACGCCTATAGTAATAACAGACACAAACTTTGTCTTTAAGAAGAACGTTAATGAGCGTGGACCGTTCTTGTATCAAATCAAGTTTAAGAACGCAAAAGAAAGACCAACAACTAAAGGTGGAACATATAGAGGTTACTGATGATTGAACTAATTGCATACGAACAAAAATCCACACTGGCTACCGATGTTGTCGGGGATCAATGGACGCTTGACATAACACAACCCGGCGGTGTGTCTTTGAATTACGAAGTCAGCAAAGGCGAAGACATAATGGGTCGATATAGCCCTTTTTCGCAAACTTTCAAACTACCTTTTACAAATCACAATTCAAGATTCTTCGGGTTGTATTATGATGTCAACCTGACATCCGCATCAGCACAAACAGTATTTAACATACACAAAAAAACATATTGTGAAATTCGTGTTGATGGTATTCCAATCATTACAGGTTCGCTTCAGCTTAAAAACGTACACACTAAAAGCGAAGAATACGAAGTTGCTGTGTTTGGTGAGGAAGCTAATATCTTCCAAGAAATCAAAGACCGCAAGCTTATTGACCTATTCATCAAATCAAATGCGATGGATATTGATTATGACGTTCCGCTTACGCCCATAAATATATATAATTCTTGGAATCCAGGTTTAGACGTTACCACTGGAAATGTAGGAAATGGGATAGTAATTTTTCCTCTTGCTGATTACGGCTTGGGTGGAGAATATAATTTTTTGTATTACGAAAATAACGACTTTAATGTTGCAGGGTTAGCCACTAACAATTTTATCGAACCCTTTATGTTTAAGCCTAGTATTCAAGTAGCACACCTATTTGAAAAGGTTATTACACAAGCGGGTTATACACTGACTACAAATAGCTTTTTAACATCAGACGCTTGGACTAAGCTTTATATGACTTTAGCAACCGATAGAGAATCAACCGCGACAAGAGGGGTGTTAGGCTTATGCGTCGCCAACGATGGTGCGTCAGGTCCGCTTCAATTAAACCAAACTTCACCGCCGGGTCAATGGGTATCAACAGAATTACCCTTAAATGATGACACAGGAACAGGAGTTTCAAACGATCCACCTGCACTGTTTGATGCTTCGGACAACTGGGACACCACGAATTTATGGTTTACAGCACCTGCAACAGGATGGTATCACGGAACAATAAACATTAGATATACGGCAAACATCATAGGAAATTCCGGCGCACAAATGCAGTATGGTGTTTTAGTTCCGGGAGTAACGAGTGACTTTTCTTATCAATATACTTGTTTTAACGGAACGAATGTAGCCAACACTTTTAATTGGTCTTTGTTTATTGAAGAAGGACAAAAAATGCGGACGACCTTTAGAGTTCGAATGAATGGGTCAAATGCATACCAATACGTTCAAATACTACCATCGGGTACATATTTGACTATTTACGCAAGTCAATTGACTAACGGGATAGCACAACTACCTAACAATATGCCCGACCTTCAGCAAAGCGCATTTGTTAAAGACTTATGCGAAAGATTTAATCTTTGTGTTGTTGCTGATGCCGAAGATTCTAAAGCCTTAAAAATACAGCCTTGGCAAGACTACATCAATGACGGGGCTAGGAAAGATTGGACCGATAGGTTAGACACTTCTAAAGAGTTTACAATAAAACCAACGGATTCAATTCGCAATAAATTTATCTACTTGACGGACGCTGAAGACGATAGTATAAACAACGCCGCATTTCAAGAATCAAACAATTATGTAATTGGCGAGTATCGTCAAGAAGTGGGTGATGACTTTACCTCTGGAACACTTTCAAACAATCCAGTATTTGCACCCTTTCAAGTGTCGATAATTCCCGAAAGCAACGGAACGACACCAAGCCCAATGTCCGACGTTTTAATTCATCGAGGCTATGGCATAGACACAAACGGACCAATATCAACGGCAAAGCCGAAGTTGTTTTATTACAATGGTTTGAAAGATATTGCAAATGGGAACTATATAAAGATTGGGAATTCTGGAAGTGAATTTACCAAGTATTCTTTGTGTTTACCGTTCTACAATAACGGCGATCCAATTCAATCCGATTCACCTTTGGCTTTGTGGAAGTGGCAACCCACATCGGTTTTTGGGCATCCAACGTTCGGTTCAACCCCAAGCGGAGAGGGTTACTTTGCTAGATACCATCAACAATTTTTAATGAGTATTTACGGCAATGAAGCGCGAATTGTAGAATGTGAAATTATGCTGTCGCCGACTGATATATTCAACTTCCGTTTTAATGACGAAATAATTATAAAGAACACAGCTTATCGAGTTCTTAAAATAAGCAACTATCAGCCATTTGCAAACGTGCCTACTAAGGTAACTTTATTGAAAAAGTTGGACGCTTTCAAAGGGCAAAGTATTCCACAACCCGAACAGGATTGCGCTTTGATTATTACGGGCTTTCAACAAAATGGAAATGTAATATTTACCGATCCAACAGACGGAACTACATCAAGCGGAAATGAAATATGCTGTAACGAAAATGGCTACAATTGGAACACTACGCAAAACGCTTGTATGTGGTTAGCCGGACCAACGGGAACGGGCAATGGATTAAACGACGGGATATTACCTGACACACCCTATTCGGATGGTAAAAGTTTAGTAACAAACATCGGTGGGGTTTACGGGTATAAGAACAAGCAATCAAAGAACTTCAATCCAATTGTAGGTGAAGTTTCTATTCAAGGCAACAATGAATTAACTGGAATCCCAACCACGCAAAAAAATGTTGTTCTTTACGCCACTACATACAGCAACACAATTGCCAACGCAAGTTCAACAGGAAAAGCAGACACGTCGGGATATTTGTTTTTACCATCGGGAATGACGGCGCGAATGGTAATCCGTGCGCTTTCGGTTCAGACTGACAAATACTCAGCAACATCCGGTGTAGGATCACAAGGTTCGACTTCATTTAAGGTGTGGACTTTTATGGCTAAAAACGTGGCCGGAACAATTACCGTCACGGGTTCAGAACAAACAGACTTTGCACAAGAAGACACAGACGCAGGAACAAGAACGGTCACGGTATCGCCAACTAAAGGGACTGGAAGTTTTACGGATCAAAACCTTGGCGTAATAATAAGAGTAACCGGCCCCGCCTCTACTGTTTGCACTTGGAATTTAGATTGTTCCATTACGTTTATTGACATAGCATCGGAAGAAGCAAGTTCAACCGACCTTCTACTTCTTGAAGATATGGGCTACATATTAGCAGAAGATTACCTACCACTAGAACAAGAATGATTGAATACTTAAACAGCGTCGGGAAAACAATACCGAACACACTACAAATTGCACGTCATCACGAGGTGATAAAAGATACATATACGCTTCAATTATATGGTTATTATGAAGACACGGGTTTTCGTGGATTCTTTAAGAAAATACGTCAAGGAATAAAAGCGAGAAAGAATGGCTGAAAAAATTGAAGTGGGTGTTGTTGTCACAGGAGCTGATAAAGCCACACAACAAATAGATGGTATTGATAAAGCAACTGACAATCTAGGCACAGGTATTTCGGGGGCGACTGGTGCGCTTGATAAATTAACCGGCGGTGCTGTTAGTGGATTTAGAAAAGCCGCACAAGGGACGAAAGTTTTTATCAAAGGTCTAAAACTTACAAAGGTTGCCTTAATTAGTACGGGGATTGGTGCTATCGTCGTGGCTGTTGGCGCATTAGTTGGGTTCTTCTTGAAGACCAACAAGGGTGCGAAAATGTTGAAGGTCGGCTTGGCGGCATTGGGTGCAATAGTAGAAAGGGTGACAGGGTACTTCCAAGCGGCGGGGGCGTTTATTGTTGGTCTATTTACTGGCGGGGTAACTGAAGCGGTGTCGGCTTACAATGCCGAAATGGAAAAGCTTCCGGGTTCAATGATGGATGCAATAAAAAAAGCGGCGGAGTTAGAGCGAAGGACGCAAGCGTTAAGAGTAAGCCAAAGAGATTTGACCGTGCAATTTGCTGAAGGTAGAGCGCAGATTAAGGAATACAATATGATTGCCGAGGACACAACCCGCGGCTTAGAAGAAAGACTTGAAGCGGCTCAAAAGGCTATTGATATTGAGCGTGAACTAATGGCCGCTAGACAAGCTCAGGCACAAGAAGAATTTGATATTGCGAAAGAACGTGCCGCTCAATCAGATAGTAGTGAAGACGACCTTGACAACCTTGCAACATTAGAAGCTAACTTAATAAACATAAGAACGGAATCCGCAGAAATGCAGACGACGTTAAACAACAAGTTAAACATTATTCGTGCTGAAGCTAAACGTAAAGCTAAAGAAGAAGCCGACGCGATAGCCTTAGCGGAACAAGAAAAACGAGATGCTTACGAAGCTACGCTTCAAGCAAGAAGAGAATCAATAAGTAAAATAAATGAAGCGGCCGACCAAGCAAGGACGTACACTATGTCGCAACAAGAAACAGAACTTGATGCGTTAGAGCAACAATATATGAAGCTTGAAGAAGCACAACTTGACTACATAGATCAAGTTGAAGAAAATCAAGCAATGTATCAAGAAGGCGAACTTGCTCGCGCTGAGGCTCATTTGAAGGAAATGGAAACAAGATACTATGCTAAAGAAGCGGCAATAGTAGATAAGTATAAACAGCAAGAACAAGACGTTATTGATGCGGCTAATAAAAAAATAGAAGACCGCGAAAAAGCAAAGGCCTTAGCTATTAGAAGTGCTAATATGAGTGTTGTACAGGCCGGTTTCCAGGCTTTACAATCTATGGCAAAAACCGAAGAAGGACAAAAGAAGTTAGCAATAGCACAAATCTTAGTCAACCAAGGTGTCGCAATGTCGCAAGCAATAGCCGGTGCAACCACATCTGCAACAGCCACAGGTCCGGGTGCTTTTGTAGCTACACCTTTATTTATTGCCCAAGCACTAGCAATAGTTTTAGGTTCGTTTGCTTCCATTAAAGGCGTAATGAACCAAGCGGGTGCGGCAACGGATGGACTAGATACGTCAATGCCTAATTTGGGTGGCGGCGGTGGTGGTGGCGGAACTGTAGGTGGTGGTGGCGGCGAGGGTCCTCAACTTGCACTAACTCCCGACTTAGCACAATCGTTCAATCAAGCTTTAGGATCTTCAGCCGTTCAAGCTTACGTCATTCAACAAGACATAGCAGACGCAGACGCTTTGGCCGCAACCTTACAAAACCAAGCGTCACTTGGGGGTGGTTAAAATAAACAAATTCAGACACTATATTTTTAATGATATGAGAAAGAAAGTAGAACTTCTAATTGACGAAGAAGAACCAATCAGCGGAATTGAAGCTGTTAGCTTAGTTCGATTCCCGGCTATTGAAACTGACTTTGTGTACCTATCAAGTGAAGCCGACAAGAAGATGTCGTTTGCTATGGACGAGGAAAAGCAAATGCTTATCGGTCCGGCTTTAATACCTGACAAGTTGATTATGCGCCTTGACGAAAACGACGAAGAATACGATGTGTACTTTTCGAAAGATACAGTCCGTCAAGCGATGGAATTATTTATGGTTGAAGCAAGAACAAACGAAAGCACACTTGAACACGCTTCCAAGATTGACGGCGTTACAGTTGTAGAAAGTTGGCTTGTCGAAGATTCTAAGAAAGACAAAAGTGCGTTGTATGGATTTGACTTGCCTGTTGGAACTTGGATGATTGCATCGAAGGTTAACAACAAAGACATTTGGGAAAAGGTAAAGAAACGCGAAGTTCGTGGATATAGTATTGAAGGATATTTTACTGATAGGTTAGTTGAAATGAAGCGTGGAAAGCTATGCAAGAATTGTCCTGAAGACGAACAAATTATCGAAGAACTTAAAGCGATAATCTTAGAAGAAGTTTCTCCATCGGGTGAACTAAACGGACAGCCCTTATTTAAGAAGGCTCAAGACGCACAACTTTGGGGTGAAATCTTTTTTAATAGGACGGGATTCAATGCCGTTTCGGTTAATGGTGAAACACTATTTAGCGCAAAGGAAAGCTTTGAATCGTACCCTTGGGACGAATGTATTCGAGACCAAACAAACCGCTACGGATCTAAGGAAGTAGCTGAAAAGGTTTGTGGAATGATAAGGTCAAAATATGGTTGAAAATAAACACCTTAAAAAGGTTTATATATATCAATGATAAATTAATTAATTACGCGTAATGAACACTGTACAAAAAATCAGAAAAGCACTAGGGCTTCCTCAGACGAAGTTATATGCTGAAGCACGTCTTGACGACGGGCGTGTTGTCGTTACCGAAGCCGAATCTATGGATGTTGGCGTTGAAGTTCGTATTCTCGACGATAGTGGAGAAGCGAGCGTTCTTGACGCTGGAACATATACACTCGAGGACGGAACGAAAATTGTTGTAAACGAAGATTCTCGTTTAACCTCTTTAGGTGATGACGAAATCGAAGTTGAAGTTGAACTTGAAACAATTCCCGAAGCCGAAGAAGAAGGTTATCGCGATGGTATCGACGACGAAAAAGAAGACGTTCGAGAAGATATGAACTACGACAAAGTTCGCGATGCTTTAGACCAAGGATTCCCGGATTTAGGTCAAGACACTATTGACGCAATCGCAACTTTAGTTTCAGCTATCTACAACGAAGAAGAAGTTGTTGTTGAAGCAAACGAAGAAGAAGAAGAAAAAGAAGATATGTCTTTAATTCTTGAAGAAGCATTTGCAAACATCAGCAAAAGACTTGACGCATTAGAGGACGCACCCGCATCAAAGGGGGTGACGCACTCACCAAACAAACTATCGGCTCAGCACAAGTCGGTGGATTTATCTAAATTAAACAGTGTAGATCGTGCGCTACATATAATCAATTCACACCGATAATATAATGAATTATCTAACTAATAAGAAGTACAACTTCGACATTGACGCTACTGTCAATACTTACGCCGGTGAACTTGCATTGCCTTATGTGAGCGCGGCTTTACTAGGAGCAGAAACGATTGCTAAAGGTCGTTGCCGCTTTATTGAAGGCATCGTTGGCAAGACTGTTATTTCAGGACTTGCAGTTTCGGACACTATCCAAGCGGCAAATTGTTCTTGGAATGACGGAAGTAACACAGCTTTAACTGAGCAAGTTCTTAACCCCGCAGACTTAGCTGTTATGGAAGAAGTATGTAGAAAGACTATGTACCCAACTTGGATTGCGGCTAACGGAAGAATGGAAAGAAACGGCGACCTTCCGGTTGCTTGGACTGACTTCCTTCTTGGAGCAGTTGCAGAAAGAACAGGAACTAACCTAGAAGAAAAGCTTTGGGTAGGTGATGCGGCCGGAACTTTCGGCGTAGGATTCCTTTCTAACGATGGAGTTGTTGACGATGCAGGCATCGACGCTTCAGCTTGTAAAGACTTCACGGAAGCTACAGTTGCGGCGACGTTCACAGCGGCTAATATTCTTGCTCAAATGGACATCGTATTTGCGGCGGCGGCTAACATACCGGGCATTCTTCAAAAGCCGGGATGTGGTTTCTACGTTTCTTATGAGGCATACGCTTTCTTCTTACAGGCTATGGCTACTCAGAACACTGGACCGGGTTACAACCAATCTATGGAAGGTGCTAACTACCTTGGCTATCCTGTTTACCCTACTCACGGAATCACTAACACTGCCGACGTTATGGTATTCACTTACCCAGACAACTTAGTGGTAGGTGCTAACAGCTACACGGCTGACATTTCTGCACAACTAATTCCAACATACGCTTATGACGGATCAGACAACGTTCGCGTTGCTATGCGTTTCGCTTGTGGAGTTCAGACCGCAGTAGCGGCTGACGGGATTGTTGGATTTAACTTTGCTTAACCCTTAAAATAAAATAATATGCCTTGTTTAATATCAGCCGCTAGAGGCATCGATTGTAGAGATGCAATCGGTGGATTAAAGGCAATTTATTTTTGTAGTAATTACGCTTCTAACATACTTGCTTCGGCAACGGTAACAGCGACAACATATACTATCACCGACGCAGACTTTGCAGATTGGGATATCTATGGAACGCCAACCGGGTCAAAGGTGCAAGTGTACAAGTACGATTTAGTTACTGACCTTTCTAACTTTACAACAGCTATTGAAGCTGATAAAGCGACGGGTTCGGTGATGTACAATCAGACTTTGAACGTAGTATTACATAAAGTGGTTGCCGCAGACTTATTCCAACTAGGACTTATCGCAAAGAATCGCGCACAAATCTTTGTTCAAGATTCAAACGATAATGTCTTCTTAATGGGAATAAGCGATGGGTGTTACCTTACTGGTGGTGATACAATAGCTTCAGGAACTAACCGTTCAGATATGAATGGACTGACGCTTAATTTCACTGCTAAGGAACAAGATCCGTTATACATACTTGCCGCACCAACGGTAGGGGGCACGAACTATCCATTCGATGGGTTAACAGATGCCGCAGATATAGCAATTACTTCAGCGTAAAAGTTGATGTGATTCATTAAAAAAGGGGGGTGGCAATGCGCCGTTCCCCTTTTTAATTTCAAACAAATTCTAAGTCGTTATATATTCCATAGATGCTACAAATAAGGAACGCAAATAACACCACGAATACTGACGTAACACAAAACATCTACGTCACGGCAAACGATTTGCAAACTATTGCACAAGCGAGTGTGTATTACTTAATTGAATTAACATCGTTGGGTTCAAACAATTCGTTGTATTTTATACCGACTTCAGTAAATTCTGACAACCTTCCGCGATATGTTCGAATGACATTTACCATAATAGACAAAGACGAAACCGCATCACCGACAACGGGACGAATCAAATTCTACGATGCGGCTGGTAAGCTTGATACTTATCCGATGGGTTTTTACACATATAACATATACGAACAAACAAGTTCGTCAAACTTAAATCCGGCGAATGCTACACTACTTCAAGAAGGTATGGCATACGTTCGTGACTATTCCGGCAATATGGAAGAAGTGACACCCGACTTTAACGAATATAACCCTACGGTTAATCAATACGTTTATCCATAATGAACAAACACGACTTCAGCGTTATCAATTACACGGACCAAGAAATTCCGTGCTTCGAAGAAAAGCAAGGACAAAAGTTCGTAAGCTATGGACACGACGACCTTTATGGCGATTACTTGCGTGATCTATTCTTAGCGAGTTCAACCAATGGTGCAATCATTAACGGCGTTGCTGATATGATTTACGGGGGTGGTTTAGACGCTACCGATAGGGACGATAGTGATTCAAAGCGCGAACAATGGTTACGTCTTCAAGACTTACTTCGTAAGAGTTCCGACGACCTACTTCAGAAGGTTGCTTTTGATGTTAAACTTTACGGAATGTGCTACGTCAATGTGATATGGAATAAGCCAAGAACACGCATCGCTTGTTTGAAGCACTTACCGGTTCACACAATGCGTAGTGGTGTCGCTGATTCTGAGGGGGTAATAAGCGAGTTTTATTACAAATCTGACTGGAAGGATAGGAGAGAAAAAGAAAAGGCCATAAAAGCGTTCTCTTTAGAAGACCGAACTACGGCTTCAACGTGCTTTCAGATTAAAAGATACACGCCTTCACTTCACTACTATTCCGTTCCCGACTACGCAGGGGGAACTAACTACTGTGAATTGGATCAACGTATTAGTGACTTTCATCTTTCTAATATCCGTCGTGGGTTCTTCCCTTCGATGTTATTGTCGTTTAAGAATGGAGTACCTACACAAGAAGAACGTCGCGTAATAGAACAAAAAGTAATTGACAAATTTACTGGCGACGATAACGCAGGGCGTATTCTTATCACGTACAACGATGGTGACGAAACCGCGCCGGAGTTTACACCGATCCAACAAAATGGAGCGGACGGAATGTATGAATACCTTTCGAAGTTAGTAAGCGAAAAGATACTCACAGCGCATCGTGTTACATCACCCTTGATGTTTGGCATTAGGTCGGAAGGTAGTGGGTTCGGAAATAACGCAGACGAATTAAGGGATTCATATTCGTTATTTAACAACACGGTGATTGCACCATTCCAAGACATCTTGTTGAAGTCTTTCGGAATGTTGTTTGGTATTAACGATATTGAACTTGATTTATTCTTTATCACAGCGAAACCCGCTGACTTCTTAGACTTAGACGTTATCGACACACTTGACGAAGGTGAGCAACAAAAGGAAGGCGTGACAACGGACGAAGACGTTGATGTTGTTGAAGCACCAACCGACGATGTAGTCGTTGAAACCGAAGACCCAATGGCGGAGATAGCAGTTGACAAAGAAGCATCGTATAATGGTGCGCAAATATCTTCGGCACTTGATATTATTGTAAAGGTTGGTGAAGGACTACTAACGCCGGAACAAGCTATTGTTTTCCTTGTACAAATGTTGCAATTTGATCCGGCTGTTGCGAAAGCACTATTCACCGAAGGTGCTGATGCTACCGTTGAAATCGAAAAGTTTAGAAACGCTAAAAAAAAAAAGAAGACCAACCCGGTTGCCAAGACGGAATTTGCTGATGCCTTAATTGAGTTAGGTGAAGACGAAAGCGACTTACTTAAAAGCCACGAAATGATTGACGCAAGAAAAGTTGACTACGACCGCGAAGAACAATTTGACGCGATGTGGTCTTTTGCGACCGTGCCTAGTAGTAAACCACAAGCGAAATCAGACCATCCCGAATTCGGACAAGACACCGAATACATAAAGGTTCGTTACGCTTATATGCCACACGTTACCAAAGGACCAGGCAAACACAAGTCAGGCAAGAAGAAAGGGCAACGTTATGACAGCCGTCCGTTCTGCGAAAAGATGGTGAACGCATCTAAAGGCGGGAAGGTATATAGACGCGAAGACATAATGTTTGCATCAGATAGGGCAACCAATCCGGGTTGGGGTCCCGCGGGTTCGGACTTTTACAATATATGGTTCTACAAAGGTGGTGGTTCTTGTCAACATTTTTGGGAACGCAGAACGTACCTTGTAAAGAACAACGAAAGGGTTAGCGTAAACCAAGCGAAGAAAATCATTCAGCAAAACAACGGAACACCACTTGAAACTAACGACGCTAAAGTTGCAAGACGACCACGCGATATGCAAAATCGTGGCTTCATCAATCCGGAAATAGCACAAGCAATAACAACACCAAGAAACTAATGGCAAATTCACAAGCATTATTTGTTTCAGCAAACAGACTGAAACGCGACACAGCAATCGGTGGGTCAGTCGACGACGACCTAATCCGTCCTTACGTTTATATGGCGCAACAGCGTTGGATTCTTCCGGTGCTTGGAACAGACCTATATAACAAACTTTGTACTGACATCGACACTGGTGCGGTGGCGGGTGTATATGAAACCCTTCTTGACGAATACGTTATACCGGCAACGGTACAATATGCGTTCTCACAATTGATACCATATTTAAGGGTTAGATTCGTGAACAACGCCGTAGTGGTTATGAACAGCGAACAAAGTGCGGCGGCTACATACGACGATCTAAAGCCACTAATTGACCAAGCGAACGATATGGGTAGCTTCCATCGTCAAAGACTTATCGACTATTTGTGCGACAAGTCTTCAAGCTATCCTGAATACACGTCGAACACGGGGTCGGATTTATGTCCAACAACAAACAACTACACACAAGGTTTGAATGTTGACATCGTAAACCCAGACTTAAAATATCAAGCGTTCTTGACAGCGATTGGAAAGTGTAACATATGTTAACCAAGAAAAGAGGCAAGTACAAGCCCAGTAAAGACAACGAAAAGAAACTAAAGAAATACATCAATGGCAAATCAGAAAGTAAGCGATCTAGCGGCGTTGGGCGGGACACCCGCGAATGACGACGTTTTATATATCGTTGACACATCAGCTACGGCAAGTAAAAAAGTTACATACGCAAACCTTGTTGCGGGTGCGGGTGGAACTGCTAGTAGTATAGTAGCAGGTGGTGCAAGAATAACGATAGGCACCTCAAATGACGCAGGCACTCAATGCATTATGTGGGGCGGTTCGCTTGGATTTACATACTACCTTTGGACTTCGACAGCAGGGGCAAATCCTTTACCATCAGGCGGAGATTTAGGAACACCCGGTTCGACACAATTAACAGTAGATTTAGACGATATTAGTAACGGTGTTTTTAGAGTTCCACTAGCCGGAACAGCAGGCTGTTATGTGTGTCAAGAATTTGATTCGTCTGCCGAGGTTGCCGGAGTTGTGATGCGTTATATGATGTGGAAGTGCGACACCGCAACAGTATTAGCTTTAACAAACGGATCAGGCGATTCGGGTTCTTTAACGGCTACACTTGTTGCAAGTGCTAAAGTAACTGTACCGGCTTCG